AAAGAATATGACAAGGCCCTTGAAGCCGGAGTCCAGCCTCAAGAAGCAATAAGCTTTTTAAGAGAAAGAAGTCAGATGTATAGAACACTTGCTGAAGAAGGAAGAATGCAAGGTGAGCCTGCAATATTAGGACCAAGTTATGGTAGAGAAAACTTTGCTGAAAGCATCGAACCTAAAGTTGAAAAATTTAAAGAGCTAGTAAAAAAAGGAGATAGCATTACAGACGCTAAAAACAAAGTTATAGATCTTTTTAAATTAAAAAGAAGTAAAACAGCAGGAACTCCTGTGTGGATGGATGTGGGAAAAAAACAATTAATAAACGAAGGTATTTTAGAAGATAAAGAAAGAGGTAATATAAAATTTATTGGAGAGACAGAAGATTTTTCAAAAGATAAAAATATAAAATTACTTTCCAAAAAAACAATTGAACCTGGCATCAAAGAAGCAAAGTATGAAAATAAAACTACAGGAGAAACATTTGTTAAATATAAACCTTTACTAAGATCAAATACAGTAACTGTTTCTGGTGCAGGCTTTGATACTCTTGAACAAGCACAACAAACAGTAAAAGATTATAATGAAGCAAATCCTAAAAAAGTAGCTGTTACTTTAAAGTTAGAAGAAGATTTAAGAAAGTTAGCTAATAGTAAAAAATTAGCACCTTTATTAAAAACAGGAACTCCAAGTAAAAAATATCTTAAAGTAGTTCAAGACATATTAGATTTAAATGTTAGTCAGGCAGAGGATAAACTAAAACAATTAGGAGAAGCTGTAAGACCTAATAGTAATTTTGATGTTCCAGGTATTAATAAAATAAGTGAAAAGAAAGCTACAAATATATCCAATTTTTATAAATCAAAATCAGTTTCTAAAAAAGTAATTGATCAAGAAATAGGGGCATCTGTTGGAGAAAAGTCTTTAAAAAATCTTAGAGGTGATGTTCAAAAACAATTACCTTTTCCAGGTGGACCTGAAACTTTTGAAGTTGATGAGGCTAAAGCAAAAAAGGGTAGCTTTAGATTAGGATCTAAACCTTATTCTATTTTTGGTCAGGTTATAGATGGCAGATTAAATCAGAAAGATAAAATGAAATATGATGGTCTATTATCTAGATTAGAAGAAGATGTGCAGAAGGCTCTTAAAGGTGAATTAATTAGAGATGGTAAAAAAATAACACCAGTGCAAGCAGTTGCAAGATACAACGCTACTGCAACAGAAGCAGAAAAAGAATTTAACTCTCAAAAAATGAGAAATTTTAAACCAGTTAGAATTCCAAAAATAACTTTAGACTCACCTGATAAAGCTATTGCTAACAAGGCTGCATATAAAAAATATAAACAATACTTTGACAAAAATTTTGAAGAACTTCGTTACAGTTTTAAAATACCAAAAGACTTAAAACCTATACCTGAAATCGCTGCTGATCTAAAAAATACAAACAGTTCTGAATATAAAAACATGATTAGAAATGTAAAAGAGATAGGTAAAAAATTTATTAAAGACATCAATAAGTATGATGAAAAAGATTTACTTAAAATATTTAATAATCCTAAGTTTCAACAATTTAAAAGACTTATGCCAAGACTAGTTTCTAATGATGATTTTTCTGAAAGACTATATGCATCAGCAGATAACATTATGTCTGATGCCACTTATGTCGGAGGTGGAGGTGGAGGTGGAGAAGAAGAAACATTCGCAGAAAGAAATCCTATTACTACAGGAGTAGGTTTAACTGTACCAAGTGCAGTGGCTGTACAAAAAGCAGCAGGTGTTCCAGTATTAAAAGCATTAGCAAATATTGGTAAATATCCTTTGAAAGCTGTCGGCTCTTTACCTGGTGCTGCATACTTTGCTGGTGATACTATTGCAGAAAGATTAGAAGAAGGAAAAAGCATACCAGATGCCGTGATAGATAAAGAAGTAGGAATAGAATTATTATTACCAGAAGCGTTTAAAAGATTTGGACCTTTGATGATGAAAGCTGCAAGGGTATCTACTCCTATTGGTGCGGGTATAACAGGTTTAGGTCTTGCAAAAGATTATTATAATTTTGCTAAAGATGAAATAGCAAAAGTAAAAGCAATGTCACCAGAAGAAAGACAAGCTTACAATGAGTCTTTAATGAATTATTCAGTTGGTGGTCGTGTAGGTTTTGCAGACGGACCAGAAGATCCTAGTAAAAGAAACTTTATGAAAATTTTAGGTGGGCTTGCATCATTACCTTTAGTTGGAAGATTTTTTAAAATAGGTGAGAAGGCTGCACCTATTATCGATGCGGTAAAAACTGAAGCAGCAAAAGGAAAACCAGAATGGTTTGATGCGTTGGTTAATAAAGTAATTAGAATGGGAGAAGATGTAACTAAAAGGTTTGCAACTAAAGATAGAGAAATTGTTAATCAAATTAATATAGGTGATGGTGAGACTGTAAGAGTTTATCGAGATATTGATGAAGGTGCTGTTAGAGTTGAATATGAGAGTCCAGAAAACGTTTATGGAGATCCAGTTCAGCTGCAATACAAAAAACCATTACCTGATGAAGGAGATCCAAGACCATCAGCAGAATTTACCACAGCAGAGTCAGGTCCAGTTGGAAGAGCCGATGGCCCTGATGATTATTCTATAGAAATAGATGAAGTTGGTGGTACAGATATTAAAGATCTTGATTCTGATGTTTCTAAATTAAAAGAATTTGCAACTGGTCAAAAACCTACAATGAAAGAAATTGTACAAAACAAAAAAAGAAAAGATAAAGCTCAAAGAATAACAGAGGGTGGAGAAGGTGAAATGGATGCAGTAATTAGAAGACAAGGCGAATTTATAGAAAATGATCTTGTAGATCTTGATCCAGTTGATTAATAATGACTAAAAAACTAACAACCACAATACCACCAAAATCAGGGCCTATGCCACAGGGCTTGAATTTAAACTATAATACTGTTAAAGATGTAAAACTTACGGAGAAAATAAATGGCAGAAGACAATATCGACAAGGCTCTCCCAAACGAGCCAAGAAAAACATTTGAAGTACCAGGTGATGAAGAAGTTCAAGAAACGATTGTAGAATCAATTCAAGAGGAACAAAACTCACCGGACGATGTAGAGATACAAGAAAATGAAGATGGATCAGTAGATATTAATCTTGATCCACAAGCTGCATCACCTGAAGGTGGTGATGAGCATTATGCAAACTTAGCAGAATTTTTACCAGACGACGTATTAGGAAGATTAGCATCAGACTTAAATTCTAAATACATGGATTATATGTCTTCAAGAAAAGATTGGGAACAAACTTATGTTAAGGGTTTAGATCTTTTAGGTTTTAAATACGACAACAGAACAGAACCTTTTTCTGGAGCTTCAGGTGCAACACACCCAGTATTAGCTGAAGCAGTTACACAGTTTCAAGCGCTAGCTTATAAAGAATTATTACCAGCTGATGGACCTGTTAGAACACAAATTTTAGGAATGCCTACAGCTGAAAAAACAGATCAAGCATCACGTGTAAAAGATTTTATGAATTATCAAATCATGGATCAAATGAAGGAATACGAACCTGAATTTGATTCTATGTTATTTCATTTACCTCTTTCAGGTAGTACATTTAAAAAAGTTTACTACGATGAAATGGAACAAAGAGCCGTAAGTAAATTTGTTCCTGCAGATGATTTAATTGTTCCGTACACAGCTACCTCATTAGATGATGCGGAAGCAATTATTCATCGTGTAAAAATTTCAGAAAACGATTTAAGAAAACAACAAGTAGCAGGTTTCTATAGAGATGTAGATCTTGGTAAACCACAAGACAAAGAAACAGACGTAGAGAAAAAAGAAAGAGAATTAGAAGGAACTACAAAATCTAAAAACGAGGATGTATTTACTTTATTAGAATGTCATGTTGATCTAGATTTAGAAGGTTTTGAACACGTAGATCCACAGACTGGTGAGCCGTCAGGAATTAAAGTTCCGTACATTGTAACTCTTGAAGAAGGTTCAAGAGAAATATTATCTATCAAAAGAAATTTTGAAATAGGTGATACTAACAAAAATAAAATACAATACTTTGTACATTTTAAATTTTTACCAGGTTTAGGTTTCTATGGTTTCGGTTTAATCCACATGATTGGTGGACTGTCTAGAACAGCAACCGCAGCTTTGAGACAGTTGTTGGACGCAGGTACTTTGTCCAACCTGCCAGCTGGTTTTAAAATGCGTGGTATTAGAATTAGAGATGACGCACAATCAATACAACCAGGTGAGTTTAGAGATGTAGATGCACCTGGCGGTAATTTAAGAGATTCATTTATGATGCTTCCTTTCAAAGAACCATCACAAACATTATTACAATTAATGGGAGTTGTAGTAGGTGCAGGTCAAAGATTTGCATCGATTGCAGACTTACAAGTTGGAGATGGAAATCAACAAGCTGCAGTTGGAACTACAGTTGCACTTCTTGAAAGAGGATCAAGAACTATGTCTGCTATTCACAAAAGAATTTACTCTGCTTTAAAAAATGAGTTCAGACTTTTAGCAAGAGTATTCAAGTTATATCTACCACAACAATATCCGTATGACGTAGTTGGGGGTCAAAGAATGATTAAACAAACAGACTTTGATGATAGAGTAGATATATTGCCAGTTGCCGACCCCAACATTTTTTCACAAACACAGCGTATTTCCCTCGCGCAGTCAGAACTGCAGCTGGCAACTTCAAATCCACAGATGCACAATATGTATCAAGCGTACAGAAATATGTATGAAGCATTAGGTGTAAAAAATATTGATCAGATATTAGTAAAACCTATGCCTCCTACACCAAAAGATCCTGCGTTAGAACATATTGATGCGTTAAGTGGTAGACCATTTCAAGCTTTTCCTGGTCAAGATCACAGAGCACATATAACTTCTCATTTAAATTTTATGGCAACTAACATGGCAAGAAATAATCCGATGGTTATGGCGTCATTAGAGAAAAATATTTTTGAACATATTAGTTTAATGGCTCAAGAACAAATTGAATTAGAGTTTAGAAACGAATTACAACAGTTGCAACAGCTACAAATGCAGGCACAAGCTAATCCAATGATGGGTCAACAGATTCAAATGCAGGTTATGCAGGTCACTCAACAGATTGAAGCAAGAAAAGCTCAACTAATTGCTGAAATG